TCAATTTCAAGTTCAACCATTTCGATTAAAAAATTACGGATTTTAGCATGTATTTTCTCGGGCACTCGAACACTAATAGTCTTCGTCTTAACGCCTTTACCGTACTTGGCTTTTCGCCCACATTTACCGGCTACTCCCATTATACTGTTATTGTTAATTTTGTTTTCAATTCATTGTCCAACTCGTCAATGTCGTAATTGTAGACCTCTGTCCCTTCGAAGTCGAATACCGAGATTTCGTCAAATTTCACAAATGGACACGAGACCGAAACGTCTTCGTTAGAATCGTATTCCAGATAACCGCAAATTTGCCCATACATTGCCACGGTAAAGCGTCCGCACGTGGTTTTTGTCTCAAGCTCTACAGCCTCATTAAAATAATCCATTTTATACTCCCCAATTGGCACTTTAAACTCGAACGGCAGGACTTCGATTTTCATTTTATCCTGCAAAAATGGCATCGCTCTAATTTCGTCTATGCTTTTGAGCAGGTTTTGACTATTTATAGTCAAATTGTACGACTTCATGGCCGCGTCAATTTTGATTTTGACGTTGTTCAATTCTGATTGATATACGCCTAGCAAATAAGAATGATTTGTCTTCATAATTGTAAGTTTGTGCGCCCGTGTGGTTAACGGGCGCGGGTTTGTGCTATGTTGAATTATAACCAGCCAAATTCACGAATTTGGATCAATGGATACCATCCTACTTTACATGTGATTTGGCATAGTCTATATGACTTCCAATGTAAATATGTTGTTGCCTTTTTTAATATATAATTCAAAAATACCATAACGCCATACCAATTATATTTTCTGATCCCTAATACATATAGGCATTTATGTTTAGGGTATTTGCCTATAAATTCACGCATGTTTGTATAATTACAAGTGTTATAATGTGTTGACACCCTTATGTTTTGAGAAAAATACATGCTTCCACTCGTTGATGTATTTAGTAGTTTGTATCCATTTTTTTCCATTATTTTCACGAAGTTTTTCATAATTGTATGTTTTAAATGTGTATCCAAAAATGCGGGGCGTGACTATGGTCGGCCATTCGCCCCGCTAGGATGCAGAAACCAAATTTTAACTATTGCAAAGTAAATTGATTTAATTTGTATGATCTATGACTTTTGTCATTGTTAGACATGTTGTGCAACACTAAAAAGACAGCGTACCTTGTTTGATACTTTCTGAAATTCGTTTGATTGCCTTGTCAATATATTCTTTGTCGATTTCACACGCTGTTAAGTGTAAGTTCATTTTATCTAATCGGTTTGCTTTATCAACTGCTAA